GTACGTCAGGCCAAGTAAGGTGCCGTCCGCACGAACGTACCAAATAATACTCTGAGGCTCTTGCTGATACGTCGCCTCGACGATGCCGCCGAGTGTAATGTGTTCCGATAGCAGCGTCATATCCGGTGCGCGGAACCCGTCATCCTCAAAGACGTAGGCCAACTCGCGCACCTTTTGTTTCGCGCGCTGCACAAACAGGATCGCCTTACCGGCGCGAACAGGTTGCTGGTCGGCGCTGCCGTAGGTGCTAGACCGCTTGGCTTGAATGTTGGAAGGGGTGACAACATCCTGCGTGGAGTTGGCGCGAACAATCCACTCGCCGCCGACAGTACCGACCAGCAGTCCCTTTTCGTCATCAATCATCCACCGGATGACGTTGACGTTATTAGCGTTCAACGTAAAAGAAACACCGCTGTCGTCCAACACCGTGCCGTCAGGGTCGGTCGGTGCCATATTCTCATAATCACCGGTGCGAGAGCCATCCAACCGTTGCGGATAATTTACGCCGCCGCCCCACCAAAGACGGTCCTCATAAAACGTAACAGCAGCAGGGTAGCCCGTGGTGTCGCTCCATACACCAAGTCGCCAATTTTCCGTAGCCGTACCGGCGCTGGCGTTCGGGCCTTGAATGGTCGCCGTAACTACGGTTGTAGATGAACGAGCCGTGATCTCAAGCCACGTCCAGTTGTTTGCGGGGTCTTTCCACCGGATCAAACGCCCCACGTCGGTCGTTTGAAACCCGGTGTCATCGTTAATCCCCGTCACCGCAGAGGCGGTTACTGTAACCGAACCGCTGGTGCCGGAGAGTGTCAGGGTGGTGGTCGTCGCGTTTGTGCCGAGAAACGGTCCATCTTCAAACGCAATCGTCTCGATAGACCAACTCGTGTCGGACGTGCGGCTGAGTTTACGCGGCGGGTAGGACGGGTGCGCGATGTAGAGAATATCGGCAGACTGCGAAAATTTCAGTTGAAACAGGTCCGCTTCGGCGTAAGTCGTCGTCAACTCTACAGGGTCTTGCTGCGCGAACTCCGAGGCAAACTCGTCGCTGAACTCTCCCGTTTCGATACGCCCGTTGTTCTTATAGAAACGGCAGTACAGATCGCCAAATTCGATGATGTACGCTTGGCTGGTGGAGAACTCAAACTCGACAAGACGGGTAGACTTGCTGCTATCCTTGACCTCGGCAACATACACGGAACCGGGGCGGCGCTGTAACCCGCCCTGCACCATAGGGATGAAGTTTTCCAGCGTATCTGCGCCATTGGCGTACTTAGATAGATCGCTCCTGCCGTCCAGTAGCGGGGATAGCTCACCTGCATTGAAGGTGTTCTGAATGAGGTGGGCTTTCGCCACAGTCTATCTCCTAGCGGTAATCCACGGGTCTTCCGGCGGCTCCTGCGAAACCCGCTCGATAGCACTGACGCGGCGGGCTTCATTCAGCGCGCGCATGTACTCCTGTTGAGCAAACTCGCGCTTGGTGTTCGATTGGGTAATTTTCTCCGCAAGCTCCATAGCAATGCGCGCAGCTAGGGCTTCAATAAACAGCGCGTCGAACTCGTTTTCATCCTCGACTTTCTTGATGTAAACGATCTTCAGCGGACTGTCGTCGTTCGTAAGAATGTTACGCCCCTCAATCTGCCAATCGGTGACAGAGTTATCGGGCAGAAGGCGAAGAAAATCAGCGGGCAGTCGATATTGGTTGTCGAAACCGTGAACCGGAGCGGTGCTGAGTTTGGCGATAGACACCCGCGCCCTTGCGAAATTCCAAGGGTGCGCCCGCAATTCGGCGTCCCTCAAAAGCTCGTAAGCCCTGTTGCACTCCCGCGCTCTAGGGCTATCCTCACTCAAGCTAACGATAGGTTTCTCACCAAGTTTCTGTAACGCCCGGTTACAGATGTCCACTGCCGAAGCCATGAGAGACTTCCTTAGTCAGACAAATCTTCAATAACCCGCATTTTGATGCGGTCGATCAGGTTGATAAGATCGCCTTTAGTGATCGTATCATCCCAAGCCAAACGAACAGCGCCGGTAACAGTAGCAGAACCGGTAATGGTGAAATCTTCTTTGCTCTCCGTGATGGCGGCGTCAATGTGGTACTTAGCCATGTCAATCTCCCAAAAAGGAAGGTGGGGGGCCGAAGCCCCCCACTCCGTCAGTCGGCAACGTAGGCGATGTAGCCTACGGCGTCATCGCCGTCAGCAATCGCAACGTCCTGCGAGGTCAAGCGAATGACCACACCGTCACGGCTTTCGAACACCTTCGTGCTGCCCGTAGCGGTCAGGGCAGAACCAAGGGAGATGGAACCCGCGCTTTCAACGCTGACGCCATCGTCGATACCGTCCGCATCAGCGGCAACAGTCGCGCCACCGAAATCGGTGTAAGCATCCCAACCACAGTCGATAGTAGCCGAAGCGGTCGTCCAGTTGACGTACACGTTCGACATCGCACCAAGGATGCGAACCCGACCGGCAGGGAGTTTCACCACCGCCGCCGAAGACGTAGCGTCACCGGCACCGGATTGGTCGTGAGTGAAGTACGCGATGGCAACCTGACCACCAAGAACAGTCTTGTCTTGAATGGTGGGCGGGGAAGCCGTGAGGTTCGTGTACTCAGTGCTTTCTTGGGTCGTAACAGCCATAGGTCAAGCCCTCCTTAGCTTTCCGCACAGAGAACTTCGACAACCTTTTCTTCCTGCGTACGGGTCGCCCCGATGGTCGCAGAACCGAAAACCTGCCAAAGGTACTCTTTGTCCGCACGTTCGTCGATGCGGACGTTGAAACCGTTCCACTGGCCGAAGACGATGCCCGAAGGCACCCAAGCAAAGCAGCGACGGGCAGAAGCCCCATCGAGACTCAAGCGGTTCGAAACGTGGAAAGTGATACCCATGAACGAATTTACCGAACCGTCAACAAGCGCACGGACGCTATTGAAATCCGAACTGGTGACTTCGGTGCTCTCCAACAGATCGGTGATCTGCTTCGGAGAAACGGCCATGTGGATCGGCTCGTCCATCACCTCGTTCTCAGAAAACGTCTGCTTGACGGTGCGGAGCTTGGTGATCGTCAGACCGGCAGAGCCAGAGGCAATCTGCTGACCGGACGTGTCGAACGCCGTGGTCGTACCACCGTTCGTGCCGGTCTTGGCAGAACCAAGGGCGGCGTCACGGATGATGTCGTTCACTTTACGGGCGAACGCTGCGCGGTGCGCTTCGACGTAGGCAGACTTAGGCGAGTTGAGCATTTTCAACTCGTCTTCTTTGTCGATGGGCAGGGTCAGCGTAAAGTCCGTCGGGAACACCCAACGCTGTTTGTGCTGGATTTCCGAGAACGTGGTATCGGCGTTGCGCGTGGTCTTTTCCTGCATTTCGACTTGGCCGAACTGCTTGATGACCTGCGCGGATTTCGCGCCCGTGTAGCTTTCTACCGTAACAGCGGGGAGAAAGATCGGGGCTTTTTCTTGCAGGAGCAATTCCCAGTTGGTCGTATATTGCTCTGCAAAATGGTCAGGGACTTCAAAAGCCATTTTGACACTCCTTACGAGTTAATAACAACGTGAGCAAGCTCACAGCTAAGTAAGTGGGTCGTCTTACAAAGCGGGGTTGCCATCAACTCTCAGGGGCCGCAGCTTTACGGGGTTGCCCGAAAGTAAAAACGATGGGGCCACTAATCTTTGACCCGTCTACGCCTCTGTCGAGACTTCGGCGTATGGTCGGGAGTATGCACCACTTCTGGCTTCGGCGCAACAATCTTTTCTTCTTGCACCCCTTTCAAGACATATTCTTCAAATTTTGCCGCCGATTTTATCATAATATTAGGCTCGGAGAACCCAAGCCGTGACGCTGCTGGCATCATCATCCGCAAGACTTCCAACCGAATTTCGCTTCTGTCCATGACCTACCCCATCGACGCGGCGTGCAGGCGGTTCATACGATCCACGGCGACCTTATCGCCTTGGATGTACTTCGACATAAAGTCTTTATCCAGACGCAGGTTCTCGATAGCAACCTTCGCCTCTGCCGGAGTAAGCTGACCTTGGAAGCCGGGCGCACTACGGTCGCTTTCGACGGTCTGGTGCTCGCCCAACTTAGAGCCGACGTTGGCGAAAAAACGCATGACGTTGCCGTAGCCCATAACGCTTTCCAGCATATCGACCATTTCTTCATCGACAGCGAACTCGCGCGCAGCCGCTTTGGCCTGACCGAGCTTCTTGTCGTACGCTTCGCCCCACTCAGACCGTAGCGCAGCCGCGTCCTGCTCGGCCTTGTGCGCCGTTTCTTCCATGCTCTGCTGGCGCGCGCTGCCCATAAGCCCCGCGTCCCACTCTGCCAGCGCCGCCGCTTGGGCCTGCGTCAAGCCGACCTTGTGCGCCACTTTCTTGAAAGAAGACAGGCGCTCTTGGCTGATCGGCAAGTCGTCAGGCACCGTAACGTCGTAGGCGTCCGCGCTCTCCGGCATACCGAGTTTACCCCAAACCTCACGCCACTTCTCGTCTTCGGCGCT